GCAGCCCAGTCGGCAGGGTTGACAATAACCGTATCAACTACCTCGCCAACTGCCCATCTGTTGTACTTCGCCTTGTTGATAGACTCAACCAGGTTAGCGCCAGAGGTAGGCGTGAACGCGGTGAAATTTCCGCTGTCAGTAATGCCCGACAGGTTTGGCGTAGTGCCATCACCGATGATGAGCTGCTTTTCAACTCGCTGCATAAGACCGTCACGCAACCGCGTATCAATATATGCGGCAACCGCCGGCGCATCAGCCATCAACTGCTTCGATATTTTTATCCAGTGCGCAACCGTTTCGATGATCACGTTGTACGCCTGGAATGTAATATCTGACTCGGGCTTGGCTGCTTTTTCTGCAACCTCAACAGCGTCATTAGTCCAGACGTTTTCACGCAAAGAATTAACCGAGTTGCTAGCGACTACGATCGTAGGGATCTGCTGGCGCACAGTGCGAGGCGCAAAGCTGCCGGGGATAATCCCTGGCATTTGCTGTGGGAACGTGGTGTTGTCCCCTGTCCCAACTGTGTTTTTTACCTCATACCGAGCCTTGTCACGGTTGCCCTCAATGAATTGCTTGTACTCATCAGACTTGATGAACTCGGTGCCGTTAGTGACGGGTGCAGTGGAATTACTCGCAACCACAGATCGCTGCGCAAGATCAGTGATCTCGTCGCGCATTTCCTTGTACTGGCCAGACAAGTCATCTATCTTGCCGGTTAATTCCGTGCCAACCTTGCCGTGCTTTTCCAGCTCAACATTGTAGTCATCAGTTGCTGTTTTGAGCTGCGTAGCAAGCCCCGCGAGTCCAGCTTCTAAAGCTGCTTTGATTTCTTCGGGCATAAATATTCCTTTGCCATATTTCAGGCATAAAAAAACCGACTCAGTGGTCGGCATATTGGTTTGTGTTTCTGCTAGGTTTTCAGGTTTTCAGATTAAAGCTCTGGAAGATGCCCGCAATCTCTGCGGTTTCGTCTTTTGCTTCTGACTCACTCAGAAACAGGGATTTCATGCCACTTACCAGTGCGGTGGCGTCAGTCCTGGAAAGTCCTGCATCTCGCAGCACTCTCTCATAATCTTTTAGGCTTTGAGCCTCCTTTATATCGCTTTTGATGCTGCCTATTTGCGCACCATCGTCAGCAGGTGACTCAACCGCGCTGATCTCGACAAGATCAATTTCTATAAGATCGCGCCTTCCTGCCTCTGTGTCTTTTTTCTGCAAAAGTCGATAGCCAATTGATAGGCCAGTAACCGATCCGTGCTTGAGTGACGCATACGCATCCTCTGCAACTGAGTGACCGGGCGTAAGTTCACCTTCAACATAGAGGCCTTTTTCATCTTCCCGAATGTCCATCCACTTGCCAATGACTGGGCCGTGATGGTTCCAGCGCATTAGTATCGGACGCTCTCGGTTTGCCAGTGTGTTTTTGTAAGCGCCCGGCAAAACTGTATCGCCGTAGCTATCAACGCCACCAAATACGGACGCATAGCCGCTGAACTTACGCGCACCAGCTTCACTGCTAAACTTAAAATCAGCACATGATAGATCAAGGCTCTTGTGTTGCATCAGGCACTCCCGCCGGGAACATCCCAGCCATTAGTAGGGGCACCATTGCGCCCTGTATAAGTAATTGATCGCCGCCTGCCATTGCCTGGCGGCCCTCGCTTTGGCGCGCTTCGTTTGGCGTCATTTGGGCGGAATTAACAGCCTGATGGTTAGACTCCAGGCGCGTTTTAGTGTCAGCGCGCAGCAGTGCATCGAAATCAAACTCCGCTTCATAGACGGTGTTGCCAACAGGATCTAACAGCCAGCGCACCGCCGAGGTTTCAAACTTCTCAAGATAGGGCCGCAAATTCAGTTTGTAGAATGCCGCCATGATCTCGTACACGTTAGAGCCTAGACTTGACTGGCCGAATGTCTGGTTGAGCAGGATGGACGGCACGCCAAAAAAGCGGCCTATATCCTCAATCTGGAAGCGGCGACTATCAAGCAGCTCAATGTCTTGTGGGCTCATGCTCACTTGTTGGTACTGCATCCCCGCCTCAAGAACAAATAAACGATCCTCGTTGCCCACCTCAAGATCGGAAAATGCAGTCCTGATCTGGTCACGCTGTTCGGGCTTGAGTGTCCTGTCAATTGTCAGCACGCCGGAGGGTTTTGCGCCGTTGCTGTAAATCTTGCTGACTCGATTGTCGGCGGCAATCGCTATGCCGATACTGTTGCGCGCATAGGACAGCGGAGACATTCCGACAATCCCGTTGCCGAACAACTTTACATGCCACATTGTTTCGCTGGTGTAGACTTTTACATCCGTACCAGTGATGAAAGTGTGTATAACCGTTCCATCGCGCAACAGTGAAGTTTCAATCTGTGCAGATGACACTGGCAATAGACCGGCAATGCGATTGCCCACTTTTTGTTTTATCGCGTAGGCGTTTCCGCTAACCACGAGATTGAGTGCCATCGACTCCCAAAACTCAACGCTTGTCTGGTATTGATTGGGCTTTTTCTTCAACACGTTCTGCAGCGGATGAGTCGATAGCACCCTGCCGCCCGGCTTCTGCTCATACAGATTAAAGGGCAGAGAGCCTATAGTCTCGGTCAGGATTCGGACGGCAGCCCATACAGCACTGACCTGCATGGCGCTATCAAATGTAACCTCCGCTGCAGATAATGATCCGTATGCGGGCGAAGCAATTTGTATGCCCTCATTGAGAGGTGGCGCACCAGCCGTACCGAATATGCGCCGCACGGCTGAGAACATTCCCATCAGATCACCAATAATCGGTTGTTAAACATAAGGAGCCCTACAGAACCAGTGGCGCAGAAAAGAATCCATCCAAATCTTCTTGGTCAAATCCAGTGGAGGCAGCACCCATAGCCATTACCATCGCTACCGCAGCATCAATTTTATTAATCGACTTCTGCTTTGCGAGCCAGCGGTTATCCCAGCGATCCTCGTCAGTGACTGCTGACATCATCGCGGAGATTAATACCGGGTTTTTCTTAAACCTGATGCGCCCATCAAGCATCGCGTCCTCAAGAATCCGCAATGAGCCGGGGAACCACAATCCCTCTGCATGAGTGCCGTTGCGTCTAGCATTCTCTACCATCTCTTCAGTCGGCCTGCCTTTTTTTGTCCCACCCTGCGGGTGCTCGTGGAATGGCAAAGTCAGGCCAAGCTCGCTCGCATCTTCTTCAAATCTACGGAACGCATAGCGGTCATACGCAACCATGCATATATTGTAATTTCTGGAGTAATCAACAAGCGTCTGTGCAACATGCCTATAACTGATGTTCTCTCCGCTCGGCGCGTGTATGTGACCATCATCGCGCCAACGCACGTAAGGTATTTTGTCCTTATCGCTGCGAGCTTTAATCGTATCGCCCGGAGTCCATGCCTCTATCCATGCGTCATAGGTTGGCTTGAGTAGCGTAATTTTTTTGCCGGATGCGTCTACCGCTTCAACCTCGATGTCGCCGGTACGCACCGCGAATGCCGCTGCGGTTATGTCTCGGTTTTGCGATAGATCCAGCCCGACATATAAATCTTTACCATAGTGCTGTGTCTCGTCGAACTCCTGCATCAGCGGCTCAACCACTTCACGGCTCATCCATGCCGCGTCAGCGTCTGTCCACACACAAAAGTGCAGGCGCAAAATGCCGTTTTGCTTTGACGGGATGTTTTTGGCCTGGGCTACAACCCCTGCCAAGTACTCCTCAGTGATCGTTGTGCCGAGTAATGGGTTCGCTTTTGGCCAGCAGCTTGGGTCATTCAGCGGGTCGTCACCTTCATCAAGCGAACACACGTAGCTAAACGTAGTGTCATCCAGTATCTCGCCCAAATAACTAGGGTCTGTTACCGCGTCAGAGTTGCCAGACGCCACCTTTATCGCCCACTCATGTTCGTTCCAGCAAACCGAGTTCCGGTCACTGCCCGAGTTAGTAATCATCAACAGCAGAGGTTGTCGCCGGAATTTAAACCCACGCTCAAGCATCTCAATAATGCCGCCGTCTGGATGTTCGTGCAGCTCATCGACTAGCGCAAAGTGCGGCCTCGGCCCTGAGCCGGTTTTCTTTGTCTCGCGTGACACTGGCCTAAAAAAAGATCCGCGCTCCAAATATGCAAGGTTGTATTCTCGCCCAGGCCCGCCGCTTCGCTTGAGTCGGCGGTCAAGATCAGGCGACTGGCCCACCATCTTGATAGCGTCACGAAACAATATTCCGGCCTGTTCCTTCGTAGCTCCGGCTGAATATATTTCTGCTCCTGCCTCGCTGTCGGCCATCAGTCCATAAAGCCCAATACCTCCCGCCAGAGGGCTTTTCCCGTTGCCCTTTCCCTGCTCTATGTAAGCTCGGCGGAACCTGCGGAACCCGTCTGGGCGCACCCACCCAAACAGCGAGCCTATAATAAAATCTTGCGCCGGGTGAGACTTGAACGGCTCGCCATCAAACTGGCCCTCACTCAGCCGTAGCTTGGTTTCAAAAAACCGTATAGCCCTGGCAGCTAGGTCAGCATTGAATGCAATGTCATCCCGCTGCAGGTCATCAAGATGACGGCGGCACGCATTCCGAACATGAGGGCCTGCTAGAATGTCACCACCAACCACCGATCGGGCATACTCAGTAGCTCGATCAGTCAAAAAATTCGTCTTTTATTTCTGCGCCAGCATTTGTCCTGTTGCGCTCATCGGTCATACCAAGCTCGCTCATGTAAGCGCGGAGCTGGCCATGCTTGGATGCAGCGAAACCGCTAGGGTTAAACCTGAACTCATGCCATAACTCGCAAAATGCAATCGCTGCCGGTTCGCGCGAGGCGTCGAGCCATGATGCTTTTTCTATGTAAGACTTCCACGCCTTCGCCGCCTCTCCCTTCAAGCCAGGGGGCTTTTTCAGTTCACCAAATGACGATTTTGAGTTTTCTGCCACTTCGCGCTGATATGATTCGGTGCCGTGCCTTGCGGTTCTAACCGTTCCGTCAACTACCCGGAGCGCCGCCGGTTTTGGTTTTGCTCCTCTGGTTGCCATATTCGACCTCTTTAAAAATTAATGCGGCTTTGTGAAATATTGGGATTGGGCGCGGTTTCCGCTAGGGCCGCTTTTAACGTTTTCACTACCCCCCCCCCTAAAAGACCGG